AGAGAGATTGAAGCAGAAAATACATATAGGGAGCTGCTGGGTAGAATAGAAGAAAATGACGAAGATACACGTTCCTGACCATGTTGCAGAAGCAATAGAAAAAGAATCCAAGGTCGAATCCATAAAATCAAACGAAGAATCCAAAACTGAAGATACAGGCCCTTATGTAGAAGAGTCTGCAAGAGTTTTAGATCCCACATTATTAGATAAATCAATTTTAGAAAGAATGCCGCAACCGACTGGATGGAGAATACTTATTCTTCCATATCGAGGTAAGGGGGTAACAGAAGGTGGCATACATTTAGTCCAGTCACAAGTGGACAGAGAAAGTTTGGCGACTGTTGTAGGTTATGTAGTCAAAATGGGACCTGATTGCTACAAAGACTCTAGTAAATTTACTGAGGCTTGGTGTCAGGAAAAACAATGGGTATTAATAGGACGGTATGCTGGCGCACGCTTCAAGCTTGGTGATGAGTCTGAATGTAGAATTATCAATGATGATGAAGTTATAGCCACAATATTAGATCCTAACGATATTCTTGCAGTATAGGAGAAATAATGGCTGAAGAAGCAGTAAATAAAGAGGCAATCGAAGAAGGTGAGATTGTCGAGGTAGAAGTACCTGAAGAAAAACCTAGCGGTAAAATAGCGGATCTTGCTGAAGAAACCGTTGATGTAGAAGCTGAACAAGCGATTGAGGATGTTTCAGATCAACCGCAAGAAAAGTCACAAGATGAACTTGAGGATTATTCTGAGAAAGTTAAAAAACGTATTGGCACTCTTACAAGAAAACTAAGAGAAGCAGAAAGAGGTCAAGAGTCTGCATACGAGTATGCAAAAAGACTTTCAGAAGAAAACCAAAGTCTGAAATATAGATCTAGCACTTTAGATAGATCGTATCTACAAGAAGCTGAAAGTAGGTTGAAGTCACAAAAATCACAAGCGTTAGCTGCCTTGAAGTCTGCTCATGAAGTAGCTGATTACGATAAAGTTGCAAAAGCACAAGAAGTTCTTGCCAAAATAGCTGTAGAAGAAAACAAAGTAAATGTTTCTAAGGCTCAACTTGAACAACAAACAAACATACAAGAAGAGCAACAAGCTAATTATCAAAACTATTATCAACCGCAAACGCCTCAACAGCCACAGAATGTTCAGTTAGCAGAAACCGATCAGAAGTGGGTTGAACAGAATACTTGGTTTGGTGAAGATCAAATTATGACGGTTGCAGCTTTTGCAATACATAACAATTTGCAGGAAGAAGGCTTTGACTTAGGTTCGGATGAATACTATAGTGAGATAGATAAGAGAATTCGTGAAGAATTCCCACAGAAGTTTGAAGAATCTTCTGTTAAATCTAAGCCTCAACAAAAAGTGGCTTCTGCTGGTAGGGTTGCTGGTAATCCAGGATCCAACAAAAGACAAGTAAAACTGTCACCATCAGAGGTACAAATGGCTAAAAGATTAAACGTACCCTTAGATGAGTACGCGAAATATGTTAAAAGGTAAAAACTATGACAGAAGATAAAAAAGATTTAAACAGAACCCCACGTTCTGCCGACACTCGTGCAAAGAAAGTTGCACGCCAACCTTGGAGTCCGCCATCAATGCTGGATACTCCTCCTGCGCCTGAAGGATATACTTACAGGTGGATTAGAGCTGAAATCGCCGGTGGTGAGGACAGAAAAAATGTAACTTCTAGGCTTAGAGAAGGTTTCGAACTTGTCAGAGCTGAAGAGTTAGATGGATTCGAACTCCCTACTATGGATGACGGCAAACACTCAGGAGTTGTAGCCGTTGGTGGTTTGCTACTGGCCAAGATTCCTAACGAAACGCGCGAGGAAAGAAACTCCTACTTTGAAAATCGTGCGCAAACTCAGCAAGACGCTGTAGATAATGATCTTCTAAGGGAATCAGATCCTAACTCTCCGATTTTAAAACCAGAGAGAAGTAGCAAAGTAACTTTTGGAGGTGGTCAGCGTAGCTGATCATCAATTATTAATTTTAAATAATATAGGTAACTTATTATGGCTAACAAAGATGCCCCATTTGGAGCAAGAGTTGTAGGTAAATTAGGTTCTGGAGTCCAAAATGGTGGAACTACAGAATACGAAATTGCCTCAGGTGCTTCTGGGAATATTTTTTCAGGCGATTTAGTAAAAATGACCAATGCAGGTACTATTTTAGTGGCTGCTGCCGGTGATGAAGCCTTAGGTGTGTTTAGAGGTTGTACTTTTACAAACTCTTCAGGTGAAACTGTTTTTAGTTCTCACTATCCTGATGGTACTGTATCGTCCGATATTAAGGCATTCGTAATAGATGATCCTAATGCTGTATTTGAAATTCAGAGTGCAGGTTCTCCAGCGCAGACTGATGTAGGCTTAAATGCAGATATTTCTTATACCGCTGGCTCTACCAAAACTGGTATGTCAGCTATGGAACTATCTGGAACAACAGCTGCAACAACTGCAACTTTCAGAATTATGGGATTCTCCTCTGATCCAGATAACAGTACTACAGGTTCAGCTAACGTGAATGTTATTGTTAAATTTAATGAGCATTTCTATATCGATGCTACAGGAGTATAAATAATGGCAATTAATAGAGCGCAATTAGCGAAAGAATTAGAGCCAGGTTTAAATGCCTTGTTCGGTATGGAATATGCTAGATACGAAGCAGAACATGCAGAAATCTACGAAACAGAGAGTTCTGACAGAGCGTTTGAAGAAGAAACTTTGATCGTTGGGTTCGGTAATGCTGAAGTAAAGGCTGAGGGAGCAGGTGTCAGATTTGACAGCGCTAACGAAGGCTATACTTCTCGTTATACCCACGAAACAGTTGCTTTAGCATTCGCGCTAACAGAAGAAGCTGTCGAAGATAATTTGTATGATCGTCTTGGTGCTAGATACACTAAAGCACTAGCGAGATCTATGGCTAACACAAAGCAAATCAAAGCTGCGTCTGTATTGAACAATGCGTTCTCTACAACAGGCGGTGATGGTAAAACTTTGATAGCAACAGATCACCCGTTAGGCGGAGGTGGTACTCTTGCAAATAGAGCAACTACAATGGCGGACCTTAATGAAACTTCTCTTGAAGATGCATTAATTAGCGTTTCTACATTTACCGATGATAGAGGCCTAAATATTGCATTAAGAGGAATGAAATTAATTATTCCACCACAATTGCAGTTTGTTGCTGACAGACTATTATCAACTCCAGGTAGAGTTGGCACTTCTGACAACGACATAAACTCTATTAGAAATCAAGGCATGATTCCTGATGGCTATGTAGTAAATCATTATCTGACAGATACAGATGCTTTCTTCTTGAAAACAGACTGTCCTGATGGATTTAAGTATTTTGAAAGATCTCCAATGCAAACTGCATTAGAAGGTGACTTCGATACTGGTAACATGAGATACAAAGCTAGAGAAAGGTATTCATTCGGATATTCTAACTTCAGAGCCGTGTTCGGTTCTCAAGGGGCTTAATGAACGACTGATTGTAGCGTTTATAACTCAACTACAATTATTAGGGGGCTTATGGCCCCCTTTTTTTATCTAAATAAATTGCTTTTCCAGAAACCACAAGATATGATGAAATTTGTTAATTAGCTTGATGAGGGCCGTTTACGGTTTCCATTAATACAAATATAAGGAGTTCAATATGGCTAATCCACATTTCCAAAACTTAATACTTAACGCAGGTAATAGTGCGTCTACCAAACATAAGAAGGATCTTCCTATGTTCTTGGTAAATCCCTCAAGTTCGTTGTTTTATCAATACTCAAATGATTTTATGACTTACAATTCTGGTGATTTTACTATCACTACAACCGAAGCTGGAACAGGCTCTGCTACTGAGGCTTTGACCTCTGGGGCTGGCGGTCAGCTTTTACTTACTAACGCAGCAGGCGATAATGACTTAGACTTTTTACAACTGAAAGGTGAGTCATTCAAACTAAGCAGCAGTAAAAGAGCTTTCTTTGAAGCACGATTCAAAGTAAGTGATGCAACACAATCTGATGTTGTTATGGGTTTACAAATAACCGATACAACACCTTTAGCTGTGTCTGACGGCGTTTACTTTATGAAAGATGATGGTGATACAAACCTTGATTTTCATATAGAAAAAGACGGTACTGATACAACTACATCAGCAGTAACAACTTTAGCTGACGATACATTTGTAAACGTAGGTTTCTTTATAGATCCCAGCACATCTCA